AAGAGGGGACAATATGAGGAAGACGAGCGTTACCTGGGAGACCCTGTTTCGCAAGACACTCTGAAATCTTTGGGTATCGACTTCATCCCCTTCGCTCACGCCAGCTTCATCGACGTTGGCGAAGATTGGGGAATTGGATGCTTCGCACATGCCCTGGATAAAATCGACGAAGCTAACCGAATGGCAACCCGCTTGCATGAAATGCTGTTCAGATACAATAAGGCATTATGGGTGGCCCAAGCAAACGCCAACGATTCCCAGGGGAAACCTTTACCTCCTCCTAAAGTTACTGGAGGGTCAAATACCCTTACCATCGAAGATGACACGATCCTGAGCCTTCCCGGCACTTCTACGCTGAGCGCCCTGGTCCCTGATATTCACTATGCGGATGCTTTGGCTATCCTACAGGACATGATGCACGAGATTGAACGTGACTTACCCGAGCTGGCTTACTTCGACCTGAAAACTTCCGGCGCCATCTCTGGCCGGGCGGTTGAAATGCTACTTGGGGATGCGGTAGACAAGGTGCTGGAAACGCGTTCAAACTTCGAAGCGGCCTTAATCAAGGCGGATAAACATGCCCTAACTCTGGGGTCCATTGCCGATATCTTTATGGGAATTGGTTCCTATGACGCTGGCGACTTCGACCATACCATCAATGCACGTCCGGTATTTCCGATGGATGACACTGATCGAGCTGCCTTATTGCAGATTTATACCGCTGCCGGATTGCCTCTTGGGTCAGCCATGAAATTAGCTGGCTACCCCAAGGACGTGATTGACGAAGCCGTGGCAGGACGTGCGGCTGAAAATGCGGCCAACACTGCCAGAGTAGCGCAGGCTTTCAATGCCGGACAGTTACCGACAACTGGCTGAGCAATACCTGAAGAAGGTGCGCAGTCTCATGGCCCAGCGTGAGGCTGACGAAATGATCTATCTTGCTGAAAAGTGGCAGGTAGTTCAATATGGCCTGGACGCCTATATACAAAAACTAGCCCGGGCTGGATTGCTGACACCAAATCAGGTATTTCGTTCCGCCGAATACAAGGCCATGCTTGCCCAGGCTCAAAGGCAGATGGATATTTTTGCCAACCAGGCGGTAAATATTATCTCAACCGAACAGAAGGCGTTCGCAGTCATGGGTTGGGCCCCGGCTTTGGCTGGCGTGGACTGGGTTTCTCGTTCCCTACCAGTCCAGGCCATTCTAAATATGATTGGTCGCTGCCAGGATGGTTCGTCTCTCTACGATATGCTGACGAAAAACTATCCTGAAACGATTGGCAAGATCACCGACATTTTGATCCGTTCGACGGCCATGGGAATAAACCCGATTGAAACTGCCAGGTTGATGACCAAGGAGGCGGATGTTATCGGCTGGAAGGCCCTGAGAATTGCCAGGACGGAACAGTTAAACGTCTTCCGCTCCGCGAGTTTGGAAAACTTCAAGCGCTTTAATATTGGTCAATGGGAATGGCTGGCCCAGGCAGATGCCTGTGAAGACTGTCTTTCAGAAAACGGTACAATCCATGATGTCGATGAAATCATGGACACCCATCCTAATTGTCGTTGCTGTGAATTGCCAGTAATAAATTCATAAAGGAGATTGAAATGACTAGCGTTTGGAAGGACTACCCGATTGGTATAGATTTATCCCATTATCAGCCGAACGTCGATTGGGATTATTTGAAGCAATATATTTCATTTGCCGTCGCTAAATGCGGTGAGGTTCAGGAAGGAATCAGCGAAGACAAGTGGTATGACCAGGGCTTCTCCGAGAAGATCCAGGGAGCCTACGACGCCGGTATTCCTATGGGCGCTTACATCTTTGCTAATCCTTTTGCCGTCATAGCCAAATTTGGCAATGGTGTATCTCTGGATGCTCTGAAGAACCTGAAGCCGGCCGACAACCCGGAATATACCAAACTGGTCGAATGGCTGAGCGGAAAGTTGTATTATTTCATCGCTGTGGATCTGGAACGCTGGTGGGATAACTACAACCAGTATTACCAGTTCCAAAATCATATCATCACCCAAGACCAGGTGAAGGTAATTTCAAGCCAGTGGATCATGGCGGAGTTCACGAAGTTACTGGAACACATCGCTTATGGAAAGGCCAACAAGACCCTGCGAGATGTGCCGGTGGTGGTCTATACCGGCGATTGGTTCGCCAAGGGTTACTGCATGCAGGGTACCGACAATATGTTCTACGATTGGGCGGCTCATGCTGAACCGACCTATTCGTTGTGGACGGCGAACTATCCTACTCTTCCCTCTACTCTAACTTGGGAAGCGTTGAAGGCCAACCTCCCTAATGGCGTGACGCAGAAACCCAATCATTTGAACTTCGCAAACGTGCTGTTCTGGCAGTTCAAGATCAATACGTTGCCGAATGGAAAGTATGCCAATACAACCTTTGACGTGGACTTGTCGCTAAAGTCCAAGGATGCGCTCTACCAGTGGATGAACTTCACCCCGGTCGCGCCGCCGGTAGTAGTACCGCCTGTGGTCGTGCCCCCTGTCGTACCGCCAGTTGTTATACCCCCCACGCCCGAACCAACCACGCTAGAGGCGCGGATAACAGCGATCGAAAACTGGATTAAGAAGCCGCTGTAAAACTTCTGGATGGTATTGAGGTTACTAATGCAATGGCGAACAGTAGGCAAGTAAGCCAAGTATGATTCCAATTAAAGCCAGGATGACAAAAAAGGTGACACCGTTATTTATCTTCGTCAACAGTTTCAGGCTCTCCAGCATGTAGATTTGTTCTGGTGTCATCTTTTGCTCCGCTGATTTATCTGCCATTTTCCCTTGTTTGGGATCGAATACTTTTTCGGGTTGGTCGGTCATGTGATTTTCCCTCCGCTGTTATTCTAGCACGAAACGGGCGCGGAAGTGCACGCTGGAAGGCTACCAGATTGCACAGGAAGGCCGTAGAGCGATTTTACTTTTACTGTGTATCTGAATTTGATCCTCCAATAAACATACGCTTAAAAACGCCAAAATAACGCCTATCATTGTAAGGGAATTGATAGGTGAATTTTACGTTTTGCTTATTGACAGCGTAGAAAATGCGTAGTAAAATAGTAGATATTACGAAAGGAGATCACATGGGAAAAGTAATCAATTTTGAGCTTGACGAACAGACTGAGCAACGGCTGAAGGCTATTGCAGTAAAAAATGGCATCCCGACTAAGTCGGGTACGATCAGACACCTTATCAACCAGGAGTGGTTCAAGATGCAAACGCCACGCCCCCAACCTCAGACCATCGAGGAAGAAATCGAGCGCAGGTAATCCATGAAAGAAATCCCGCTTACCCAGGGCAAGGTTGCTATTGTTGATGACGATGACTTTGAATGGTTGTCGCAGTGGAAGTGGTATTGCTGCCAGGGATATGCCGTAAGAAATAGTCCAACTGATCCCAATGGAAAAAGGGGAACCATTCGAATGCACCGCGAAATAAATCACACACCAACGGGCATGGAAACCGATCATCTCAACGGCAACAGGCTGGATGACAGAAAATCCAATCTGCGTACCTGCACCACTCAAGAAAATCGCCAAAACTTTGGAATAAAACGGAATAATACATCCGGTTATAAAGGCGTATCTAAAGATGGGAAATTTAGGGGAACCGGAAAGCAATGGCGTGCTCGAATTAGGATAAATAAAAAAGAAACTGTAATCGGATTCTTCTCTGATCCCGTAGAGGCTGCTCACGCCTGGGACGACGCAGCAAGAAAATATTACGGAAACTGTATTCGAACTAATTTCCCGATAGAACGGAGATAGCCATGTCTCAAGAAGATATTCCCGAAATGAGTCAACGCAGCACAATGCCCCTGACCGTTTGCGAGGCGGCGGAAACTTATCGCCTGGCGGTCGAAGAAATTGTAAAAGCCCGCGAACGGTATGAGGCGATCCGGGAAGAGGCCAGAACGCCAGATTTGATGGGTGACAGACTGGCTGCAATGCGGAAGGCAGACGAAGCCTGGACTGAATTTACCAGGCTGTACAATCGGTCGGTCGAGCATCCGGAGGAATTTGACGGCGCTGATCAGCTTCACACGGCTGAAACTGTACGGTGGGGATTATAGCCATGGACAACTATTCCTTTGAACTCGGTGTTCTGGCAATCGTAGTTTTCTGGGCCGCGCTTGTGACGTGGCTACAAACGATAGATAAGAAAGGTAGGAGGAAATGAGTAACCCATTTGTAAAAGCAGTAAAAAGTCAAGCCAAGTTACGACTTGCGCTTGACGGTCCGTCAGGGTCTGGGAAGACCTATACCGCGCTTGTAGCAGCCACTGTACTGGCAAAGGGTGGAAAGATTGCCGTAATTGACACCGAGCGCAAGAGCTCAAGCCTTTACAGTGACAAGTTCAACTTCGACGCGGTGTTCCTGGACAGTTTCAGCCCGAAAGCCTATATCGACATGATAACGGCGGCTGAGGAAAACGGGTATGCCGTGATCGTGATCGACAGCCTGTCTCACGCCTGGGAAGGTGAAGGCGGGGCACTGGATATGGTGGACGCCGCAACAAAGCGCAGTCAATCTGGGAACTCATACACCGCCTGGAAGGACGTTACTCCTATCCACCGCAAACTGATTGACGCCATGCTTCAGTCATCCTGCCATATCATAGCCACCATGCGGACCAAGGTTGAATACGTCATCGAAACAAATGACCGGGGCAAGTCAGTTCCCCGCAAAGTCGGAATGGCCCCTATTCAGCGCCAAGGCATGGAATACGAATTTACCATCGTTGGCGATATGGATACTGACCACAACCTGATTATCAGCAAAAGCCGCTGTGATTTCTTCGCTGACAAGGTCGAGAATAAACCGGGCGCAAAGTTCTTTATTCCTCTCATGGAATGGCTGAACTCAGGTGCGCCGGCGAAACAACCCGAACCCGCCAAGCAGCCCGCGCCGGCCCAGCCCGAACAGGCAGTTGCCAAAATGTCTATCGAGGCGGCTGAGGATGAATTTTCTACCACCTATCAGATGCCTTACGGTCAAGTCGCAACTGAAGCCCTCTCAAATATATATCAGGGATTGTGCAGCGCCAAAAAGAAACTAACGGATGAACAGCAGCGCAAGAAGGATGCCATCGACGTAATCATGGCCGCTCGTACTGCAGGCCGTCCGTTGCAAACTGTGCAGTTCGATGCTGCGATTGAACAATTTGACAAAGATGCGTTGCTGTAATCAATTGGCGGTGTCACCTATCATATATCGGCTGCATGGTGCGAAACGAAGAGTCCGAGCCGCCAAATCACTCCTCGCCGTTTAGACGGCAGAAAGACAATATCATGTGCAAATTCTTTAGTATCGTAACCGAGCCGGAAAATCATGGTGGGCAGCGTTTCTATCGTGATTGGCAATATCGCAAGGAACATCTTGACAAGGAAAACGATAGCCACTCCCTGCTTTGCAAAGCCAATGGCCTGGACGAGGATAAGTGCAATAAGTACGAGTTCAACCCATTGTCACGTGAATTTGTTGTTGACCAACTCAACAGCGGTATTGACGACCGCGTGCAAGTTGCAGATTGGTTCAATGGCCTTGATTACAAAACGATCGTAGAGCCGTTAATTATCAAGCCGATTGTTCATCCATTCAAACTGCCAAAAGTTGAGCAGGTAACAGATGAGCAAATTCAGTGGCTGAAAAATTGGGACAGCGTCAGGGACAGCGTCAGCGCCAGCGTCAGCGCCAGCGCCAGCGCCAGCGTCTGGGACAGCGTCAGGGACAGCGTCAGCGCCAGCGCCAGCGCCAGCGTCCGGGCCAGCGTCTGGGACAGCGTCGGGGCCAGCGTCTGGGACAGCGTCAGGGACAGCGTCTGGGACAGCGTCCGGGCCAGCGTCCGGGCCAGCGTCAGGGACAGCGTCTGGGACAGCGTCCGGGCCAGCAT